TTGCCGCCAAGCTCAGGTGTAGTGTCGTCTACAACGTGTGCTATACCGCTACTGCCGCCTGTTGCAGATATAGTACCATCAGCCGCTATAGTTACATTTGTACCAGCGGTTAGTGACGCAACAACATTTGTTGTATCTGTTACATCAGCCGCTGTTTCTATTCCGTCTAATTTTGTATGGTCGGCGTCTGTAAATGCGTTTGTGTTGCTATTGCTTTCGTATGCTGTTTTAATCTGTGCCGCAGTTTGGTCTGCTGTAGCACCCGGCTCTATACCGCTAAGTTTGCTTACATCAGCGTCAGCAAAATTGTTTGTGTTTGCATTACTCTCATATGCAGTTTTAATTTGCGCTGCTGTCTGGTCTGCTGTTGCTCCAGATTCAATGCCGTCAAGCTTTGTGCCGTCTGCTGATACATCACGCCCATCAATAGTACCTGTTATTGCAATATTGCCTGTACCTGTGATATTGCGATTATTCAAATCAAGATTACCGCCAAGCTGTGGTGATGTGTCTTGCACAAGTGCAGTAATACCAGATGTGTTAGTTGCATTAGCCCATACAGTGCCATTGTAGACAAGTATTTGACCGCTTATCGCGTTATTGACTTGTACGTCTGTAATGTTGCTCAGTATGTGATTGTGACCATTATCTACAACAGTTACGGCAATGTCTATATCGCCTGTTGTGTAATCTAACGTACCACTACCTGTTGCTTCTCCAGTAAGGTTTGTTGTCAGATTTGTAGGTATGGGTACGGGTGAACCACCAGCACTATCTTCAGCTATTGGCATTTAACTCTCCATCACCATTTAGACTTATCGGCCCAAAAAGCCGCGCTTGATTTACCTTTTGCTATGTTCTTGCGATGTCGCGCTTTGAAACTAGCTCTCTTTTTCTTCATACGTTGGCTTTCACCAGACTTAGGCTTTCCTGCTGTACTAGCACCTTGCTGTCCATAACGTATAATTTTCTCTTTGCCGTCATAACATGATTTTACAACGTGCGATTTTGTTTTATGCCCAGGCGTGCGTCTAGGCTTGTTGCATTTCATCTTGGCTTTAAGTATAGGTTTGCGGCTAATCATTTTTTGTAAGCATCTGGCGTTGTTTTTAATGTGAGTGCCTGACCTACTTTAGCGCCTAATACTCTACTAGCATTATTAATTATATTTTTTTCTTTTGGTGTTAATACTCTAGCCTTACCTTCTAATTGTAATAAATTAATTATTTTAAGTGCATCTTTTTTTGCTTGTCTGGTTACAGATATTCTTGCAACTTCAGCACCACCTAATAACAACGCAGGTACTAATGCACCACCAGCCAGACCACCAACAGTACCACCAGCCAGACCACCAACAGTTGCGCCACCAGTTGCGCCACTCAACAGTGACATTACGCCAATTGGCCCCATACTTGCTGTATTATCAGATATAGCTAATTTTGACAATCTGCCAGATAACCCTGGTTTTTTACTTGCTATACTTTCTATTTCATTTATTAAATTATCTTGTTGGGGGTTTGTGTCTGGTCTATTGTTTGCCGTTCGTTTAGCTCTATAAATTTCTCGTAATTCTTTTGCAACATTTTGCACTTCTTCTGGTTGTTGAATTTTTCCTTTAATTACATTACCAGCACTATCATAATTATTTTTCCTACCTATTATATTTTCTAATTTGTTTATTTGAGAAATTTGTGAATTTTTCTTATTTCCTAATATGTATCGCGATTGTGAAAAACGTGCTCCAGGGTTACTATACTTTAATATATTTTTATTTAAATTATTATTAATTTGTCTAAGTACCTCTCTTTCGTTTGGTATTAAACTATCAAAGTTTCTATTTAAATTTGTTTGCAAATTAAATAAATCATTAGTTGTAAAATCTTTTTTTGACACTGTTGTGTTTGGTATTACAAGTTCATCTTTTGGCATTGTACTGTATGGTTTTAATCCCATTGCTTTAAATTCAGCTTGTAAGCTATCTTCAGGTATTATATTGCTTGCTGGTTGCTCAACTGGCTTAATTTGTTCGCGTAATTTGTTATAATATACACCTACTTTACTGTTTTCAGGCAATTGCGCTAGTCTATTTGTATCTACTCCAACTAATGCTTCTTCAATTACATCATCTTCTATCGGAGCACTTTTAGCTTGTGCTTCTTTATAATAATTATCTCTTTTTTTAATTATATCTACTGTGTTTGCTTCGTTTTCTTTACGCAATTTAGTATTTTTACTAGCAATTCTATTATTTGCAAATTTGTTTATTCCAGCTTGTGCAAGCCCACCTGTAAAACCACCTATTGCCGCAGCTTGTACTGTTGTTGCTGGATTAAAATCTGTATCAACACCCGTAGCTATCCCACTGTAAACAGCACTATCTAAAGCAGCGCCCCCACCTGAATTAGCTGCTCTTGTTAATGCGTTGCTTTTTGCTAGTTTTGGCACTACCATACCGCCAGCATTTGCTGCTAAATTGCGTCTTTTAAGTAATTGTGATGGCAACATACCAGCTTTCATTACTTTGCCAAAACCAATTGCAGAGCCGCCAATATTTGAAGCAAGTGCTCTTTTATTTGCTTGTTCATATACTTTTTTATTACGCTGTCTTAACAGTCTTTTTGCATCTTCGTTTGATATATTATTTTTACTTGCTAATATACGTGCCGCTATAGGGTCTGATAAATTTGCTGTAGCACCACGTACTGCTTGATATGCAATTAATTGATTTAATAATGTTTCGCTTAAATCTGGCATTGGTGCATTACGTTTTGTGTCTATATTGTAACCCATTACTATTGCCTACTCTTATAATTAAGATAATCATTTAAATCTTTAATTTCATTATTTAAAAACAATTTATATGCTTCACTTGTATTTAGTTTTTTGTAAGTGCCACCATTATCAGAGTAACCTGGTATTGCTGATGCTGCATTGTGCTCATGAAATTGTCCTAAGAATTGTATTTTAGCTATTTCTTTTCTGAGTGTTTCAGCTGACATTTTTACATTTAATTTATTTATAGTCTTAGCCATAATTTCTGTTTCATAATTTGATATTGAACCAGCACCTTTTAATATATCAACATATGCTTTTTTCGCTTTATTATCATTTATAAAATCATATGTCATTTTTATATTTTTGTATTCATCATCACCAGCGCCAATAAAAGTTCTGTATGTTTGATTATCAAATAGTCCAGACTGTCCAAATAATTTATTTAATTGGTCATCATTGTATGATAATAACTCATCAAAATTATTGTTATTTTCTTCATTTGTTTTCCTTATTGAGTATAATTTTTCTACACGTTCAGCCGCATTTTTACCTTCGTTTTTCTTATGTTCCTTGTACTGTTCTTCACTCATCGTTATAGTACTACCATTACCCATAATTACATCTCTTGGGAAACCACTGCTGCCACTACTGTCATCGCCTGTTGCTACAAACCCATTTATAGTTTGAAAATCTCCAGCTGGTGTTGGTGCGCCAAACACTGTTTTTCCGTCATCAGTTTTGTAATTACCAAATTGACTTTCTATACCTTGCTTATCTAATCTTTGTTGTTTTATTGCATCTTGTGTATATGCCATATATTTTGAAAAATTATCTTCTGGCTGTGATGGATTACCATATCTGTCTGCCATAATACTGCCTAGCAACCCTGCAAGATAACGTAAATTATTAGGTTTTTGCTCTTTACTATTAGGTTGTACAAGATTACCGTTAATGTCACGATAAACAGTTGTTGGCTCTCCTAATAAATTACGTGCTTTGTCAAGTCCTGTTGTTTCATTTTCGTATAATGCAAAATCATCTTGCAAAAAAGGTACTTTAACAGCGTTACTCATATCCTGTAATATACCTTCACCTGTTGGCATAACACCATCACCAGCGTCATCACTTGATTGATTTTGATTTCTTTGGTTATATTGGTCTTCTACTTCTTTTTCAGTAAGACCTTTTTCGTGTACAAATTCGTTACCATCTATTATAGAAATGTCGTAATTTGCTAATTTAGCTAAATCTTGTCGTGATTGTTGTTGTCCACCTGTTGGGTCGTATTTAGCTTGATTTATATTAAGTCCTGTTACACTGCCTGCTGGTATTACTGCGTTGTAAGGATTGCCTTGGTTGTCGTATACTACATCAGCATCTGGTTGCGCTTGTACTTGTTGCGGTATAAAACCTTTTTCTGCATTTAACATATCATTTTTTTTATAGTTAAATTCTTGGTCAACATCTTGTGCGCGTTTTAATACATCTGCTTCTTGTTTTGTTAATGGTTCTTTAGGAAAAAGAGGTATGACTGTGGGTCTATCGCTAACTTCACCTTCTTTGTATTGTTTACTTAAATTTTGTCTTTTTATGCTGCCTTCTCTGTAATTATTTCTCATCATATCAATTGCACTTGGAGGACTGACAGGAATATCTTTTACTGTTAGTTCTGGCACTATATTATTGCTGTCGTCTTGTGCAGGTCTATCTAGTGGTGGAAACATTTTTTCAAATGCTTCTTCATCAAAATCTTCGTAACTACCATCTTCTTTTATGTTAATTACAAAATCAGGATTTTTTTCTGCATCAATTATATTATTGCTTGGTGTTGTTTCTTGTTCATCAATAACGCCATCTAATATTTTTGTAGCATAATTGCGAGTTTCGTCATTTAATATCATAGTTTCTGGTTTAAACTTATCAGTATTACCTAGCCCCATATTATAACCAAACAATGTTCTTACGGGATTGTCGTACCTGGTAGTCAAACCATCGAAATAATTACGACCAAGTGTTCTATTAACTTTTTCATTATCCATTAATTTTTTTGTTTCGTTGTAAAACTCTGGGTATTTGTTATATATTTGTTTTAACTTTAATTCTTTATTTTGATATGCTTCTAGGCCTGGTTTTATATTTTCTGTATTGTATGGTACATTTAAGCTTTCTGCCGTTTTGTATATATTATTTACATTCATTCCAGGGTCTATTGCTGTAGGCATCATTAATTGTGTTGCACCTCGTGCGCCAGCACTTGATGTTACTACGCTGCCGTCAGGATTAAATTGCCTATTACCGCTTTCTTGCGTTAACAATCTTTTAAAAAGTTCATCACGACTAATTTGTCCTGGGCCTTGTCCAAAAGCTATATTGTATAAACGTGGGTTTAATGGTTTTTTACGAGGTATCATGTTCTTCTCTTTTATTATTAAATTTTATTGACCTAATACACCGCCAATTAATGTACCTGCAAATGGATTCGCTGGCCCCATAGCAAGACCTAACAATCCTTTACCTATCATACTGCCAGCACCACCGCTTTTAGATGTTGTTTCATTTGAGACAGAATCTGTATATTTAGGTGTAGCACCAAGTATGCCACCCTCTATACCTGCTCTTCTGTAATAATCATCATATTGCCTCATAGCTTCTTGATATTGTGCATCTAATTGTGCTTGGTCTAAACCGCGTTGTGTTTGCCCATATTGATTTTCTATTCCGTATGCTCTGTAATCTGCATCAGATAATTGTCCTGCCATATTACCAACTTGTGCTGCACCGCGTAAACGTAAATCTGCACCACGCAAACCAGCAGCTTGATTGTATGAGTCAGCCTGTAATTGCCTAGCAGCATCTGCTTGCAATCTAGCCGCTGCATCTTCATAACCTTGACTTCGTAATTGACCTATAGTTTTTGCAGTAATGTCAGCGTAATTACGTTCATTTTCAGCTTGTTGTATTGCTTGTCTGGAGCCACCAAATGCAGCAGATTTAGCAGCTTGTGCATCTATATTTTCAGCACTTCCCATTTGTTTACGTTCTATGTCACTAACTGTATTGTCAATAACTTGTTGTATATATGGATTCATATATCCAGATATGTCCATATCAGTAAAATTTTGTGTTTGTATTTGGTCTGGCGTATATTGCGCACCTTGTTGTGCCATTTCTAAACCTTGCTCCATAATACCACGATTGCTAACATTGTTTGACATATAATTAGACAATGCTTCCGTTTCCATGTCACTCATGCCAGCAACACGTTCACCTGTATATGGCGTGTATGCTTGTTCACCAAATGCTCTTGCATTTGATGCAGCAGTATTAATCATATTTTGTGTAAATGGGTCTACTGTTTCATTTCTTTTTGTTTCTTTTTTTGTTTTACTGCCCATTACGGCCTCCATATTAAAGTTTTGCCATCTACAACAAAACCTAGTTTTTTTAATAATCTATTCCAGCCCTTACGATGCCCAAATGTTTCAATGTAACTACCACCTAAATCGTTTACATATTTTTTTGCGGCATCTACTAAAAGATAAAAGTCTTTTAAGTCTCCACCATATAGCCAAACATTTAATCCAACAGTGCCATCAGATTTGTTAGCTATTTCTGTTATTGCAGCGCTGTTATTAGCTGGCCAATATTGCGCTTCTTTGTTTATAACAGCCTCTTTAACTTCTTCATATGTATGCTTATGCCCTGAACGCGCTAATGCCTTCATAATTTGTTCTTTATGGTTATCTATGTTTACAGTGCTGTCCAAGACAATACTCCAGAGTTGTTAATACTTGCACTATAACGTGTGCCGTTAGGGCTAGTAAGTATTAATCTATTAGTTGCGTTTATATTTATATCTTCATTAATTTTACGTGTTTGCGTCATTTCATATGTAATATTACGACGTGTTTCTATTTCATTTACTGCATCATATGTTGGCGTAGCATCAGGTAGTCTCATCGTTTACTCCCTGGTTTAACTTCAATGCGCGGTATACCAAGTCGCCAATTAGTTGACGCAGCACCTATTGCTTTAACAAGCATTTGTCTGCCATGCACTCTTATTGGTACAGGCTGTCTAGTTGCTGTGTAGGGGCCAAAACTACGCTCTGTGCCATTAGGATACATTTTAGTTTTAAATGTCATGCTAACGTCGCCCTGTGCGCTTTCATCAGGATATAAAAACGTAAGATTAGAGCTATTTTCACCCGTACCTAATTCTACAGGCCCATGCTCAATAAAACTAATTGCACCATCATGGTTATAACCTACTTCATGGTCATAAACATAACCATAAGCATCTACAGCTATTGGATATGGCAATGGCGCTTTGTCTGTCGCACATAATCTTGATAAAGTGCCTTTGTTCCAATGTCTTTCTCTGTAGTCATAAACCACATATTTGTCATTTTCAGTGCTATCAGCACTAGGGTAAAACCACCAAACCTCACCAAATGATGCGTTATGCCAAGCAGTAACTTT